AAATGTGATGATCCAAGACTAACTATTGACACAGGAAACCCAGAGAATAGGGAAGAAATGTATGATGGCTATGACGCTATGCTTCTTCCTAGACGCTATGCTGGCTTATGCCTTCCAATGAATGAGGCTTTGATTAGTGGCTTACCTGTCTTTATGACTAACCTTATGCCTAATATTGCTGTTCTTCCACCTGAATGGTTGATTAAGGCTGAGAAAATTGATCAATTCCGTGCAAAATCTATGATTGATGTTTATGCAGGCGATCCAGAACATCTGGCTAAGGTTGTAGATACTTATATGAATAGTAAAAAACGTGGAAATATTAAACAACAGGCTTTAGATATTGGTCTTGAAAAATTTAGTGCAGAGTCATTGAAGCCAAAATACTTAGAAATATTTAATTAATTTTCGTATACACAATTTGTTTTGAATAGTTTATTTAAGATAGTCTTATGTAACATTGCAAATGAAGTATCTGTGCTAGATAAATATTTATGTTCTTTATTTAAAATATCATATGACTTTGCAATCAGTGGGCCTTCACTATAAACCTTTACATCTTGCATTTCTGTTCCACCAACATTAAATATGTTTCCATACATAGAGCGCCATAGAAACTCAGATCCGTGCCTTAATACAGACTTTAGTTTTTCTTTTTCCATTACCATAGGCACATGAAGTTCATAGTCTAGTATGTTTGATAATCCTAAGTCAGTTATCTTATTAAATGTTTTTTCTAGTTTATAGATGTATCCAGACTTACTTGCTATCTTTTTATATAAGTTTATCTTATCTAATAGTAGTCCACCATGAAAAGTTTCTATTGAATTCATCTTTTCAATTATATAGAAGTCATCATTCATAAGTACAAACTCTTCTGATATATCCTCTGATGAACATATTGTTTTTAAATTATTTATTGCATTAATATACTTTGCTGATCTTTGCTCTATAAAGATAAAATTACCGCTATACCAAGAGGGCTTTCCACCAACAACCCAAACCTTTGCATCAGGAAAACTAGCCATGACTGATCTAATTGAGTACCTAAGTTCCTCATTATCTCCGTCTTTACAAATATATACAAAGTCCATAGTTTGTCTATTCCATAAAGAAAGCCAGCCTTATTATAGACTGGCTCCCCCTATGCAAATAATTACTTCTTTGCTACAGCCTTCTTAGCAGCCTTCTTTACAGGTGCTTTAGCAGACTTAAGAGCCTTGTCAACTTCCTTTGCATCTGGCAATACGCCAAAAGCCTTATCGTTAGGGTTGATTGCTCTAATGGCAACTGGTGCAATGGCTGCAACTAGTGCTGTCCATAGATCCTTTGGATCTGTTACTCCTGCCATATATAGTGCAAGGCCTGATGCAAGTACTGAGCGACCGTATGATGCTAGTAGTGCTTTAACCTTATCATTGATTAGATTGTTCATTGTTTCCTCCTAGGAAATAACTCGTGTTAGTATTGTAAAACCAATCCATAGACCAATAATTCCTGCGACTCCCGCAAAAACTGGTGGTGCTGGTACTGGCAATTTGAATGCAGCAAACACGACACCGCATCCAAAACCTGTTAGTGTTGATAGGATAATATCCTTCATTTAACTTCCTCTTCTTCTTTAGGTAGCAAATCTTTTAACTGTTCATAGGCTTCTGTTATTTTTTTTAGAGAATAGTAGTTTGGTTGCATAGAGCCAATGTCTCCGTATTCTTTAAAATAGTTTATCTCTGGCTCAATATCATTTACAAATTTATTTAAACCTACTTGAACCTCTTCAATATATCCAAATGCCCAGTCACGGGAATCAGATAAAAACTTAATAAAATTTTCTTTATGAATATCACTATCATTTTTAAATTCAACATTATTTGTTGAAATAAATTCTTCTAATGCTCTATTATCAATAAAAAGTTTTGCACATTCTTGAGTTAAACGTGCTAATTTTTTAAGGGTAATTGAATAGGCAATAGCAAAAGATAAACAAAGAGTAGATAAACAAATCAATAGGATACTATTAATCACGTTAATGCCTCTCTAGTAACCAGCACAATTGCCCCTTCCATCTCTAAAGCCTTTTTTAGATTTACAACATATTGCAATGCCTGAATCTTTTGATCATGATCCATTCTTACAAACTGTCTCTCATCTAATTTTACAGTAAGAAAGGCTTCATTGTCAAGAATTGTGACAGCAAACCCCTTTGGGGCCTGTACTGCATGGAATGCTCTACGCATAGAATCTGTATACATTTATTTCTCCATTGTTAAAGATGACCAGGTATCAGCCCAATCCTTCTTTGACCTATGATTATTAAATTCTCTTGATATGTCGCCACCTTCTAGGTAAACTCCACCCCAGATGCCCCACTCTTTGCTAGAAACACCAACTGCAAAACATTGCTTTGCTACTGGGCATCTTCCACATATAGAGTCTACTCCTGGTCTAAGTGTAGGATCATCTTCATATTTTTCAAAAAATAGATTAGTATCAAGACCTAAACACTCAGCATTGTCTTTCCAAACATGCTGTTTCATGTTTACATCCTATATTTATTTGGAATATCCCAGCCATTGCGATCCAGTTTAAATACTCGTTGTGTGTACCACTGATCATTGACTCTAACACCGTTTACGGCAGTCCTACCCATATCGGTTCTCTTACGTTCTGCAACATCCCAGCCTATCCATGTTAAGGATTTGTTAGATGTTACAAGTTTTTCCATTGTTTCCAACTTATTAATTATCATCATTATTCTTTCTATTAGTAACGGAAAATTCCAACTTCAACATTATTTTGTTCAGCGCAGTCAACTAACTTTGAGTTTTGCTGCTTAGGCTTACTAAGAAATGCAAAGTAATTAACATGGTTCATATTATCTTCAAGCCATGCATTTGCAACTTTATAAAACTTAATTTTTCTGCCTCTTGCTTTCATACCACGTTCAGATAGATTTGAAAACTCTGAAACAAAAGAGTTGATGCGAGCAGGCCCAGCAGAATAGATTACGAACTCTTTATCGTTATCTGACATACCAGAGAGTGCAACCCCCATAGCACGAATGAAGACTGTGTAATCGTCAAAGTCATTCGTTCCCTGCACTGCTACTATCATCTTTGTCTTTTCCATTCTTTAAGTTATCCAATATGAATAACATTTTGTCAATGTCTTTTCTAGACATACTTTCTATGTCTACTGGCTCTGCGGTATCAGGTAAAACCTCACCTTCAAAAGCCTTTGCAACATAAAAAGTATTGTCAGATACCCAATATGCTTGGTTTTCCATAACAATAACCTTAATCATATCCTTTTCTTTGCGCTTTGTCAACTGAGAAGGACGCTTTTGGTTATTAGTTATTTCAAGAGAAAAGAAATACTTAAGCATTCTATGCATATCACTTTGGCGATATAGCGTTCTAGAAAATACTTTCTTACTTCTTTTCTTTATTACTTTAAGTATAGCCCACGCAGCAATCAATGTCAAGCCTACTATGAGGATATTTTGCATTATTCCTCCTAATTACTCAGACTTTGGCTTTCTATCTACAACTGTTTTTGCTGCTGGAACTGGTTGATCTTGACCTACAAGTGCAATAGTCTTATTTAACTTTAACTGTGTTTGTAGTACAGTAAACTCTAAGTCTGATGCACGTTGTTTATAAAATGTAATTAATTGTATTAATTCGTCTCTACCCAAATCTTCCACCGCTTTACCCCTTTCTGAAACTAAATGCGCTACCTATCCACGCTTTTTCTGTCTTATTCTTTTCTCTTTCTACAATTGAACGGCTCCAAGTAAACCCTGCATCTCCGCCCCAAGCATCCCACATAATTCTTCCATTAGATGGATTACTTGTATTATAAAAATCTTTACCTTTTTTATCTACTTCGTGACGAGAAAAGAAAGAATACATACGCTTAACAGTATCAAGCGACATTGCTGAACCATTAACAATATCTGTTGCTCTACCCCAACCTACGGGAGTTCCAGCACCAGTTGCTTTACCATCTTCTTTCCACTTAAGTGCACGACGTGCTGCAGCCTTCATGCCAGAAGTTGGGCTATATGTATCAGCCATTACTTCATAAATCCTTTTGGATCAAAAGAGCCATCCCAAATACTTTTTGTTGCTGGCATAGAATCAGACTTGTATGTTCCACCACGACGCTTATATTCTTGAACTACCCAAGAGTTTGCAACGGCAGATGGGTATACATCAAACTTATCTTTTGCTGCTTGCACTACTGTTGCATATAGTTTTGGATTAGAAGGTGTAGATCCACCTCTGCGTGGTTCAATTATTTCTGAATAGTTTGGCTTCTCTGCCTTGCCAATTGAGTTATCATATGCATCCATACCATCGCTTTCCATTGAATGGTTTTCTATATCAATAACTTCAGCATCATTATGCATCATTCCAATACTATATGCAGTTGGCTCCCAGCCATCTTCTTCTTCTTTGTATATTCTTACAGACATTGCAGGATTTTCTGGAGGCATTGACTCAAGTGCATATTCTGATCCAGGGGTTCCTAATGTTCC